AAGGACGGCGGCATAAGAACCCGAACCGGCCACCCCTGAAAACTCGACCTTTGGAATCTGGATACTTATTTTCGAAAAAGAATAATCACGGCTTTCCGTTGCCCATCCGACCTGTTGTGTGGCTTCACCGTCGCTTTGATCGCTTACGATTAATCCTTTTAGCCACAGATAAGGGTCTTCTATTGTTGCCGTCTTTTGTCGATGTACGAAGTGTCCATGAGCGGTGAAAAAACGCCTTTCCCAATTTGGTTCATAGTGCTCTACCGAAACTCCAGTTTCGACGCGGATAATTCAGGCTTCATGCATTAACCCGGTACCCGGTCCAAATTGAAGAATACATTTCAGGGCAACATCCGGCTCGTCTTCCGCGACGGGGACAAACTTGACACTGCCTATACCGTCTCCGAATAGCTCGGGTTCAAGAGGGCTTTCATCGCAACAATACAAAACACCTCCTGCACTTACTGTTGGATACGAATGACTGCTGTCGGCTCCTCGGTCGTACCCGGACCCCGAGAGGGAATAAACCCAAAAGTTGTCAAGACACCCATCGCCGCTAAATGGTTCATGATATCCACAACCCTTTATCCCATCCACAAAACCCACAATCCGCACAGGGTCGCCGTCAACCTCCAACATAACTATCACTTCATCATCTATCGAAAACGCAGACGCGGCGCCCTCAATGGCGCCGTTATCTCGTTCTTCCGAGTCAGCCTCGCAATGATAGAACAGGGGAACATCAGAACCACTCTTGTAGCCCGCAACTGTCACATCGGCCACATCGTTCAGGGTATCAATCTTTGTTATAATACCCTTTGCAAAGATATGATCCTGAACATCCCCGAAGTTGTCATGGTTGTATTTTGGCATTTATCTCATATCGCATGGTGCGGAGCGCATGGCGTTTACTTCGCGCTTACCGCCATGCGCTCTGCGTCTTAGCTTGTGGTTGCGCTGATTGTGTAGGTCACGTACAGGATATCGTCATCAATCACAGCCCTCGCCGCCGTAAACTTCTTGGCAGCCATCAGATACCCGGTTGTTGCTGTCTTGGCCGCCATGGTACTCAGGAACGCCCCATAGACCGTAATACCGGCCGCAATGGTAAACTCCGCCTTACCTGCAACACTGTTTGTAATACTCGCCGTTGCAGTATCGGCAGTGGTGTATGCCGGTTTGTCTGTGGCCGGATCATCATAGTCTGCATCCTGGCACTCGCCATACGTCCCGGCAGCACCGAGATGCACAGGCGCTGTATTGCCTACGGCCGGGGTTATGTTATTCTTAAAAATTCCCACATACCAGATCTCACTTGCCGCCTTGGCGATATCGTGAAACATGATATTCAACAGCCGGGCCATACCCTCGGTCGTAAACGTGTTTGGCGGTTCCGGGTACCCGCCGCTGATCAACTGGCCATTCCTGACCTGGTCGCACTGCCAGATCCCCTGAAAACCGAGATGGCTTTCAAGGGGGTGTTTGGCCGCATACCTCAGATTCGGATTATCCCTCAAGGATGCAATCATTTCATTACTTGGTATTGCTATTCTATTTTCCATTGCCTATCTCCTCATTCTCCGCGCTTCCGATCACCGATCACTGACCACTGACCACTGCGCTGGTTTGGTCGGAGCATAAAAAAAGGTCTGTATGGAGTATGGCCTCCATACAGACCTTAATTTCTCTCAAGAGTGATCAGCCCCTGACAGTGCCCCGATATTTATTGGTTTTAGTTAGTCATCAAATCATTAAACACTCCGTGTCCTCTGTGCCCCTGTGGCCATCCCTTCACTCTAAAATCTTTTCTCTGTGTCCTCTGTGCCTCTGTGAGAGACATTAGTTAAATCACCGCTCCATTCCGCATAACCTCTACGGTCGCATCATCACTCATCCCCAGGCCGTCCTGCTCCCCGCCCTTGGGAAATGAGGTCAGAAATTGAAACTGTCCGTCTTTGTTTCGATATAAACTTGCCCCGATATTCCCGGGGGCAAACTTGACCTTCTGCTGTGACAGACTGAAAAGACGCCCCACCGCATTCCCGACCACAATCCCTTCCTGTGACACCCACACGGGTACACTGACATGCTTCTTTTCAGGCGGGGATATGGTGTCTCCGAGTTCGATAATGTCATTACAATATGATAGGGTTCCGGGTATAGCCCCGGTACCTACATCCAACTGCTTCATCTCTTCCGGTTTTGTTCCGAGCAGACAGTAGGTCCGGTCTTCGCAACCTATAAAGAGCCCGGTCTTTACCTTGGCGATCATGGTGCCATTGGTGGCGAATTCAAAAGAATTGGTCCCGAGTTTCCACCAATCAAGATGAAAAGACTCCGAATAGTAGAGGATCTTATCTCTCATGCCCCACATCCGGCCAAAGGCATGGGTGATATGCTCCATATAGGGCGGAGGCGAGCAGAACAGAGAGGGCAGGGGCTCAACAGTGGTCACGTTGACAACAGTGTCTGTTTCACCTATCCGGTAGAATATGTCGCCGTTCGGGTCCGTATACCAGACAATGGCCCCTGAGGGCCGGTTGCTGATGGAGATCCCTCCCTCAGTTGAGAGTGTAATCGCCAATATAGGCCCGTTACCGCTGATATCATCCCCTGAAGTCCCGGTAAAACAGACATGATATGTCCCTGCCGGCAGATTACCTGATGTCGAACTAAGAACAGGACCCACAGGGAGGGCAATACCCCAGGCTGATATCGTGTCAGTCTCAGGGTCGAATATGCCGTTGTAATATTTATTGCTGAGATAAACCTTATCCGCCACCTCCGCGTAATACATCGGGGTAACCGGACCGCCTATATTTTCAATCGTGGTAGCAGTCTCCCCGGATATCCGTTTAAGGGTCGTCCCGTCCATAACCAGGTGACACGTGGTACCTGCCCATTCAGAATGCCCGTCAGTAAGGGATATGATCTTCTCATTCCCCTCCCGCTTAAGAAGTCTTCCTTCTTTCGACACGTCCGCATTTAGAATGATCCGCGGCTCCACAACACCGCCCTCGGCCACAAACAATCCCTCCGAGGCCTTGACGTTGTTCATACCCGTAAACGAATTCATTTTGACTGTTTTTGGCATGGTTTACCTGTCTAATGTTTATATTCACCGCAGAGGCGCAGAGGACGCAGAGTTGACTTTTTTTGTTGTTTTCCTTTGAGAGGAAGGAAAACAACAACCAACATGCCTTATGGAGCAAGTCTTTTCTTTTCCGGCCTCTCACCGGAAAAGAAAAAATATTGTCTCCCTGCGCTCTCTGCGTCTCTGCGGTGAATATAATTTTTCATCCCTTAACCCCTCGTGGAATATCTCCCGCCCTGCAGCCGCTTCAGCGCGGTCTCCCGGTTCACCCGGACAATTTCCTCCAAATAGAGATTATGCAGGTTTTCAAACCGCTCCAGACCCTCCTCGTAATCCGCGTTAAAGAGCCAGCCCGCCTCGTAGCAGATGGCCCGGCAGCTCATGGGTGGAAAACGCCAGGTGTCATAATCCGAATAGACAGGGGAGGGCATACAGAGATATGGCACATAAAGGGTCTGGTCGGCCGTGGCCGACGGTGCATCAAGATAGATCTGGTAGTTGGCCGCCGGTGTGATCACATAGTCATCGCTACTCGTCCAGTCATCATCGGTCCCGCCGAAAAGGGCGCAGACGAGATGGGTGTCATCGGTTATGGATAAAACCACCCCGTCCGATCCGTCCGTGGTGTTGTGGATGATATCCCGGACCTCCACCGTGGTCTCGAAAGCCGCCGCCGTATCGGTCAGGATACATCGACCCGCCGTGACCGTACCCGCAGAGGTGGCCGTCCCGGTCACCGAACTTTCGCCTGTAGGCTTGTCCCTAACGGCAAAACGGGCGGGAATATCCTTACTGTCCGTATAATTTGCACGATAGAGGTGTTCAAAGGACGTGAGATACGGCCAGGAGTAGTAAGTCCCGTCATAATACTTGGCCACAAACCGCTGGTTCCGGTCCTTGAGATAAGGCTCGATATAATTCGCCGGGAGATTATAGACCTGCTGGTCCTCAACCGTGGTGATAGCGGTGATCGCCGTCAGGATCCTGGTCTGACGCACAAAATCCAGGGCCGCGGCATCGAGACAATCATAAAAAAACTTCTTATCCTCGTCCGCGATCCCGCCCATAGCCTTCGCGGCGTAATTATAAAGCGTCTTCCCGTCCATATCAGCCTCCGGCTGAGTTATTAGTTATTAGTTATTAGTTATTGGTTGTTTCTTTTCATTCGATGTTCGTCTTTTTAACGTTCATCTTTTAACCTTTGCGCCTTTGCGCCTTTGCGAGAGACTTTTTCCTTTCATTCATCATCGGAGTCTTCGCTTACCTCGACGTTCATCTTTTGCCTTCGTTTTCGCCTTTGCTATCTTCCATCGCCGCGTCTTCTTCCTCCCAGCTCTCCGTCCCATGCGCTCCCTTCAATATTCAATATTCAATATCAGGGTCCGGCTTCCCCTCATACTCCGGAGACCCGGCCCTGACCCCGCAGTGCGGGCACCGGTCCACATCTTCATACATCTGCGAATCCTCCATCCAGACGCCCCCGCACCTGTTACACACCCGTAAGGGTAAATCCGCTACTCCACTCATAATTATCTCTCGCAAAGACGCAAAGACGCAAAGGGTAAAAATTCAAAACTAAAACGTCCCTTCCTCCGGCGCCGCTTCTTCTGACTTCTGATCTCCGGTCTCTGGCTTCTGATCTGTATCTTCCGGCTCCTCCGCCTCTTCCTTCTCATAATGATACGCGCCCAACTCGATCATTCCCGCATTTCCCCACCACTCGGGTCGGACCTTAAACCCGAACTCGGGCCATGTGCTGGCCTCTGAAAAGGCTTTTTTGCGCTTGTCCTTGACCGGTCTGCGGATATAGACCATAGCATCTAAGTTACTCACATCCCCATCTACCGGTACCGGTACCCCCTCCAACTGTCTGCGCTCGATTTCCTTTTCCCGGGCATCGTAAAACCCTGCCGACATCTCCTTACCTGTCCGGTCCCACCAGTTAAGGGCCAGCCGGTGCTGTGTAGGATCGCTGATAATATTAAGATCCTCTTTTTTCAATACCGGACTTTCGTCCT